CGGCAGTATTTGACTTTGCTATCAGGGACGGTAAATATGTTGGAGAAGATTATTTATTCTGCGATAGAGCTACTGAAATGGGTTTCACTGTTTATATCGACGTTGACATTAGCTTGCCCCATGTTGGACAAGAAACATTTGAGCGAAACTTCCGAGAGGAAGTTGTAATGCCAATGTTAGAAAACATCCATCACTCCAGATTGAAAGTGGCCAATGGCTAAATCACCAGCATGGCAGAGAAAAGAGGGAAAGAATCCGAATGGCGGCTTGAACGCCAAGGGTCGTGCCTCCGCGAAAAAGCAAGGTATGAATTTGAAACCTCCCCAGCCGGAAGGCGGCTCCCGCAAAGATTCGTTCTGTGCCAGGATGGAAGGGATGAAGAAGAAGCTAACCAGCCCAAAGACGGCAAAAGATCCAGATTCTCGTATTAACAAATCTCTTAAAGCTTGGAAATGCTAGATTTAAACACCGCTTGGTCAGCAATCTTGTCGTTAGTGATGGGATTGTTTGGCTACATGATGAATGAAAAGTTCAGGGAACTGGCTCGTGTCACTATCCTGTTGAACAAAACTCGTGAGGAGGTTGCTCGTGATAACGTTACTCAAGCAGAAATTGACCGCATTACAAACCACATTGACCAACGCTTTAACAAGCTTGAAGCAAAGATTGACCAACTTATTCAAAAGGGGTGATGATGCCGAGCACAAGTAAAAAGCAACATAATTTCATGGAAGCGATAGCACATTCGCCATCGTTCGCCAAGAAAGTAGGGGTTCCACAAAAGGTGGGACAAGACTTTGCAACTGCCGATAAAGGCCGTAAATTTTCTAAAGGTGGCGATATGAAAAAGATGAATATGGGTGGATATGCTGGCGGCGGTAAAATGGCCAAAGGCGGGATGGCTATGTTTGAGAAATCAGGCAAAGACATTGAGAAGAAGGGCATGAAAGAAGGTTCTAAAGCTGACATGGCCATGGACAAAAAGCAAATGATGGGCATGAAAAAAGGCGGCATGGCTGAAGGCGGCATGTCTGACATTGCACAAGATAAAGCAATGATTAAGAAAGCTTTTAAACAGCATGATGCACAAGAACACAAAGGCGGCAAGGGTACATCTTTGAAGCTGGCTAAAGGCGGTACCTTCCGCTCCGCTGCTAATGGCATTGCTCAACGTGGCAAAACCAAAGGCACCCAGATTAAAATGAACAAGGGCGGAATGCCCTGCTAAGGAACTATCATGCCAATGACACCAGAAGTTGCAAAACAATACAAACCCCGTCGTACGCCAGGATCTTTGGATGATGTAATTTATCCAGAAACCCGTGCCAAAATGGACGAAGCTAAATTAGATATTGAAGACGCTAAAACTCGCGCCAAAATTAAAGCCATGGGCTATGCTGGCGGCGGTAAAGTTTCTTCAGCTTCCAAACGTGCTGATGGTTGTTGTTCCAAAGGTAAAACCAAAGGAACAATGGTCACCATGTACGGCGGCGGGAAGTGCTGATATGTTAGCCTGCCGCGGAATGGGGGCCATCTCCCCCAGCAAAATGCCACAAGGTGTAAGCAAGGCGCGTAGGGACGATACCGACTTTACGCAATACGATGAAGGCGGTCCTGTTGGTTTGTATGCCAACATTAACGCTAAGAGAAAACGTATAGCCGCTGGCTCCAAAGAGAAGATGCGTAAGCCCGGTTCTAAAGGTGCTCCTACTGCTGACGCTTTTGTTCAATCTGCAAAGACTGCGAAAAAATAATGGCCACTAAAAATTGGATTGCTGGCGCTATTAAAAAGCCCGGAACGTTGCGCTCTGCGCTTGGCGCCAAAAAGGGTGAACCAATTTCTGCAAAAAAGTTGGCAGCGGCGGCTAAGAAACCCGGTAAGATGGGGCAACGTGCGCGTCTAGCTAAGACACTTAAAGGTATGAAATGACCACTACCGGCACCACGCTCTTCAACATGGATTTCACGGAGATTGCCGAGGAAGCATGGGAGCGCGCGGGTCGGGAGATGCGTTCAGGTTATGACTTACGTACAGCACGTAGGTCCATGAACCTGATGACCATTGAGTGGCAATCCAAAGGCATCAACATGTGGACGATGGAGCAGGGCGTTATTAACTTGACGCCTGGTCTAGCCACATATGCCTTACCCAAAGATACGATTGATTTGTTAGAACATGTCATCCGCACGGGATCAAACACTGCATCCACCCAGGCGGATTTGACTATTACACGTATTAGTGTTTCTACTTATGCAACAATCCCAAACAAGTTACAACAGGCGCGACCGATTCAGGTATGGATCCAGCGGCTATCTGGCGAGACAAATCCTACAAGCTCTGTGCTCAGTGGTGCAATCACCTCAACGGACACAACGATCACGCTTGACACGGTGGTTGGGTTAGCCGGTTCTGGTTTTATTCGTATTGACAGCGAAGATATTTACTACACGTATGTATCTGGCAATACATTGGGCGGCGTGTTCCGCGCTCAAAATAACACAACCGCTGCTGCGCATACAGATGGCACGGCCATTTATGTGCCGCAATTGCCGGCAATAACAGTCTGGCCAACGCCCGATAACAGCACTACATACCAATTTGTATACTACCGCCTGCGTAGGGTTCAAGATGCTGGGGCGGGTGTTAGTACTGCCGACATGAATTTCCGCTTCCTGCCTTGTTTGGTGGCCGGCCTGGCCTACCATATTGCAGTGAAGACGCCAGAGCTGATGCCGCGTATTGAAATGCTCAAACAAATGTATAACGAAACATTTGATATTGCTGCCGGCGAAGATCGGGAAAAGGCTGCTGTTCGGTTTGTACCAAGGCAAATGTTTATTGGTGGCTCATAATGGGTAATCGTTTTGCGTCTGGCAAGATAGCGATTGCTGAGTGCGACCGCTGCGGTCAGCAGTTTCGGTTAAAGAAACTCAAGACAGAAATCATTAAGCAGCGCAAATACGAATTGTTGGTTTGCCCTGAGTGTTGGGACCCGGATCAGCCACAGTTAATGTTGGGAACGTTTCCTGTGGATGACCCCCAGGCACTACGCAATCCGCGTAGGGATACAACTTATGTAACGTCTGGCATTAACAGCAATGGTAATTTGTCTGGTGGTTCACGAGACATTCAATGGGGCTGGAGCCCGGTAGGTGGGGCCAGTAATTTTGACGATGGTTTGACGCCAAATAATTTGGTGATTCGCACATATATTGGTACAGTTACCATATCTTAAGGAGCTTAAAATGGCATACACACGATCAGCTGACGGCATTGCTAAAAAGGGCAAAACAGAAGGCAAAAACTTGGGCAACAGCGGCCCCATCCAGAAAGAAATGATGGGTGGTAAAAAGACTGCTGGTGTAACTGGTATGGAAATGCGTAAAGTTGGCCGTAATATGGCCCGCGCTAACAACCAAAAACGAGGTTAATCATGGCTACATTTAGCAAAAAGATGATGGGCAAAGAAGTTGGCGATGCCGCAGTTTATGCCACGCCACACACTATGACTGGAAAAGAAGTTAAAGCTTCTACCAATCCTGGCAAAGAGCCAAACAAAAGCAAGCTGGATACGCTGGATATGAGCGTTGGTGCTTTTAGTAAATCTGCTGGCGATGAAGGCGTTAAAACTAGCGGCATTAAAGTGCGCGGTACTGGTGCAGCTACCAAAGGTTTGATGGCTCGCGGCCCTATGGCTTAAGGTTTAATCCATGACAATGACCTACAACCAACTTGTTGCTGCGGTAACTGATTACACGCAGAACACGTTTGACACGACTACGATCAATGTAATGATCAAGCAGGCGGAGCAGCGCATCTATAACACGGTGCAGATTGCTAACTTGCGTAAGAATGTCACGGGTGTATTGTCAACCGGCAATAAGTACTTGGCTTGTCCTGAAGATTTCCTGTCAACATATAGCTTGTCAATTTACCCGTATAACACGACAACTGCGACCGGAACGTCTGGTGCTAAAACTATTGTTGTGGCCAGTAATACTGGGATTGCAGCCGGCCAGCA